AACCGGGGACACAAGGATTTTCAGTCCTTTGCTCTACCAACTGAGCTATGGCACCAAAATGGTTATCGGTAGAGCTTTTCACTTTGTAATAGAAGACCTCTCAGAAACTATTGTTTCTTGTTTTCGGTTGCAAAGGTAGGCATATTTTTTGATTCTACAAATTTTTTGCAAATTTTCTATGAAATTCTTTTTGATTTCAAAAAAATGCTTTACCTTTGCACTCGCAAAACAGAAACGGAATGTAGCGCAGTTGGTAGCGCACTACGTTCGGGACGTAGGGGTCGGGCGTTCGAGTCGCCTCATTCCGACACTGTAAAGGATAAGCCACTGAAAGTCAGTGGCTTATCTCATTTTAAGCAAATCCGCCGGGACGAAATCGGGACGGGAATTATTAACCATTTGTTTCTGCTGTTAGCAAAAACAAATAAAAAAAAATGTCCAAAATCCAAGAAATCAAGAGTTACACACCACCTATATTACATACGGGTAAAGATTGGTACATTGACTTTTACGCATTCAATCCTGTTGACGGAGTGATGAAACGGAAAAAGATCAAACTGAACTTCATCAAATCCGTTAAGGAAAGAAGGGCATACGCCAAAGGATGCATCAACAGACTATCAGAAAAACTCGCAACAGGATGGAATCCTTGGATTGAGCAAGAATACGGCAACGCCTTTCTACTGTTCAAAGATGTAATAGACAAATACCGCACTTTTCTCGCCAAAATGCAAAGGGACGGGAGATACCGACAAGAAACGATCAAATCTTATAGCTCCTACCTTCGTAATATGGAAATCTTCAATGAAGAGAAAAAGGTCCCTATCACCTACATTTACCAATTTGATAAGGATTTTTGTGTTATGCTGCTTGACGAAGTGTATATAACTAGGGATAACACTGCATTTACGCGCGATAACTATCTCGGTTTTTTGAAGTCTTTTTCCACCTTCTGTCTGAACCATAACTATTTAACACAGAATCCAACAGCCGGGATCAGTAGTCTGGGAAGAAAAGGGAAAAAAAAGCTACGCAACATCCTGCCACCGGAAACACTTGCAAAAGTGAGCGACTACTTAAAGAACCATAACCCCTATATGTTGCTGGCAAGCTATATTCTATACTATTGTTTTATCCGACCGGCGGAAATGGTAGGATTGAGATTAAACGATATAAGTTTGAAAAAGCAAACAATATTCGTATCAGACAATATATCAAAAAATCGCAAAGATGGCACTATTACATTACCATCAAAAGTTATACATCTCATGTTGGACCTGCACATTTTCAACAATCCCGGTGATTATTATTTATTCTCTGACGGGTTTCGTCCCGGTAAAACAAAAAGATCTGAAAAAATGTTCCGGGACTGGTGGGCACATCATCTCAGAAAAGATTTAAAGCTTTCCGCCCAATATAAGTTTTATTCCTTAAAAGATACAGGTATAACGAATATGTTACGACATTATGATGTGTTAAGCGTACGTGACCAAGCTCGTCACAGCAGTATATTGATGACAGATATTTACACGCCTCATGATATACAGGAAGCCAATGATCTTATAAAAAATTATCAAGGAGATTTTTAGTAAGCAGATATCAAGCGGTTACCCGTCGCTGGGCCGCTTGATATTCTAAAAAAAGTAAAATATGAGATTTTATTTATTATCCTCAATCTTCGCTTTGATTTGTTGAAGTAATCTAAAAGCTCCGGCCATCTTATAGTTGCCCAGACATTGCTTGGCTTGCATGATACAGGATTCAACAGTAAGTTTCAAATCCGGTGTGAAAGCGGATTTGTTAATCTGCATTTCTTTGGGAAGTTCATCAGCATGGTTGTTGAACCATACGATCATTTCATTCAATTCCTCTTCGGAATAAGATTCTTTTTTTTCAGCCATAATACATAAGTTAATGTTAGTTCCGGCAAAGATAACAAAAATAGCCCCGACTCATCACGAGCTGGGGCAGTCCAATTTATAAATTTAAAGTCTTATGATGAATATTGTCTATTGCGCCAATGCTTTACTATCAGCATAACGACAATCAAAACGGTTACACAAACACAGGCAAAACCGATTTGTTTAAGCAAAGTGGATTCTTTTTTATCCTTTACCCCTTCAGTCTTGGTTTCTTCATGTTTGGTGGAAGTGGTTTCCTTGTCAGCTTTCACTTCCGTACTGTCTTTGATTGCAGTTTCCTTCCTTTTATTCTTGCTGAAATCACCTTCCACATGACCGTCTGCCAATAACGGAGGTTTCCCGGTCAGGCTATCGGGCGGTTTTCGGGTATCATAGATACAGAAATCAATTACATAGTTGCCATTAGTGGTTATCAGCTCTCTTAAAGAAGTAGCAGACCCATGTATGATGTTGACTGATTCACTGGTACTATCCTTCCTGATTACTTCTGTATCGGACTTGACAGATTTATGCGAGCTGCCACATGATCCGAACAGCAGGAACAGACACATGAAAGGAGCCGGCATATATTGCTGGCTTACCCAGTTCATAATTCTAACCAACATAAGAGATATCATTTATGCGGTTCATCCACCCCCGTTTGAACTTGTTGTTTGCTGGGCGTTTTCGGCATATATCCTCGATAAAATCAAACCGTGCAATCTTGATCTGGTCAAACAGTTCACGCGGATTACGGGAATTAACTGCGGCAATGGTCTTGGGACCTACAATGCCATCCACTGTAACACCAAGCAAGCGTTGAGGAATCTTAATTCCGTGCGCACCGGATGCCCAGACCCAATCAACCAATATATCAGCAACTGATTGCGATTTTATCTCATCAGCCTTCCATCTGTCCCAGTACATGGTTTTCAAGATTTCCGTCCATTCCTCTTTTGTGAGATTTTTCAATCTTTCAACTGTAGGCTTGGAATATCCTTTCTTTCGGCAATATGCCTCATAGGTTCTGATAGTCACTCCCATATTGGTAGCCCCTCCCAAATCGTCAGGGTCATTTACAAAACCGCCTTCCCATTTCAGAATAAACGGTGCAAGTTTTCTTACGTCAGCCATTTTTCTTTTCCTCTTCTTTAATTTTAATCTTGTCAACTAGGTAGTTAAACTTGGTGTTCACATACACCGCCACCCCGAATATGCTACCTGCATAAATCAGGCATTGGGCGAAGAACCACAAAACCGAGTCATGTATCTGGCCGGTCGGCTCCACGATAAATCCAGCGACAGACAGACTAACACCTGCGATCAACATACCCACCGCCGTACAAATCTGTACATCTTCTTTAGTCTCCTTTTTCATATCTCCTGTTTTTTTAAACAAAGAACGCTCTACTATTCGAAATGCAAAAAGACAAAAAAGGATATGATTATCTGTGGGGGATAATCCATTTGTAAAAATTATTATCCTCCAGCAAAAAAATCCTTTAGCTTTGACAAAAAAAATCAGTGCGACAACACTCCTCTAAAAAAAACGACCAATCATGATAACAAATTGATCGGTTATGCCCAAGGGCTAAAAATAAAATATAAAATAGATAGGATATCTATGAAATCTATCAGAATCTGTATTTTTTAGCCAGGAGAACCGTTTCTGCCATGATTTTATTTTACACTGAATACCGTTCTCGATGGTGCTTCTTATTAGCTCGCATCAGATCTTTAATCATGGTTTCGTCCATCACCTCGGAATAAATCTGTGTGGTTTTGACTGAAGTATGCCCCAGCAATCGCTGGACTGTCGTAATCGGAACACCTTGATGCACCAATAAGGTGGCACATGTGTGGCGGGCGGTGTGGAAGGTGAACTTCTTTTCAATGCCGGCGGAACCGGCCAGCTTAGTCAATGTTCGGTTGGTTTCGGAATTACAGCCTAACGCCGCCAGTTCTTCAATCCGGTCGTACTTATGCAAGATTTTCAATGCCTTACCGGAAAATAAAAGATAGAGCGGAATATTCAACTTGATACCGGTCTTGACACTATTCAAGCACAACCATTCATGCCCGTCAATGCTCACCAGATTCTTGTAATTAAGTTGGCAAAAATCCGAAAATCGCAGACCGACATAACAACAAAAAAGAAAAGCATCTAATATATGCCTATGGTTGGGATACTTCTCATCAACTTGTAACCGTTCCAACTTCTTCAGCTCATCCGGCAACAGGAAATGATGTTCTTTTTTTTCTTTTTTCAACTTATATTTTTTAAATGGATACGCTTCTTGTGTAATATATCCCTGATTGATTGCTTCATTGACAAGTGTCCGTAATTGGCGCATGTGCTTATGGATAGTATTTACCTGCAACCCTCTAATTCGAAGAAAATTTTCAAAATCTTTTAGGAAAGTATAAGTCAGATCTGAAAAGTCGATTATAGTACGAAATTCTCTCAATAATGTCACTGTAGTCATCATATTATCCTTCGTACTTTGTCTGCGATCTGAAGTTTCTATAACTGTTTTTGCAAATTTGAGAAATGACACAGAAGGACGTATTCCTTTTCTGACCGCCTCTTTCAAAAGTGATAATGTTACTTCAACCCCTCGTTTCCAATACCCTAGTTCTATGGCTTGCAGCTCTAATATATGCTCATATAACATTGCGTTCAACTCATTTGACTGAGGATGGTTAATGACTTGTGCCCCCTCACGACTCCAGCATTCAGGCTTGAGGTAAACATTGGTCTTCAGGTAGATTTTCCTTTGATTTAAATAAGCTTCAACCTGTACAAGGGCCGTGCCTTGCTTATTCAGTTTCTTTTGGCGGTTAAAGACCAACCTGTATCGTATCTTCTCTAGCATATTTTTATTTTAAATTTAGCTATTTCCTCCAAAATAATCAAATTCGACAATATTAATCTTATAATCTCGACCTGGGAGAACTTCTGCAAAATGAAAACTATATAAGGATGGCAGAAGGTAGAGGATCTGCAACCTTATATAGGATTGATTTTATGAGGAATTTAAATTTGGTTGTTAAGATTGTTGGTGAAGGTAATTCGGAAGTAGTTGATGACTACTCTATTATCTGTATGCATGGCGGTGGTAATGGGTTATGTATTACGCATAATTCTGGACCGTCATCAATAAGAATGTATAGAGATAATGATTACAATTATTATGTTTACGTGAGTGGATGGGGATACGCTATAGCATATTTTGCCAACCGCATACCGATTTATAATGCCATTTCAGCAACTAAAGTAGATATAGATATTAGGACGCTCGAACAGGTAGGAATTTAAACAAGAATTTCTGCCTGTTGGCGATTAATTGGGATTATTGGCGAACCGTATCTTTGGTATAAAAAACGGGTGGTCCGGTACAAACCGGTGCCACCCGATCCTCCCGATCATTGTAATACTATTAAAGAATCAACATCTTTATCTGATTCCTCAAATTTGAAAACATGATTAGATCCTACAGACGTAACAGTCAATGGTTCTGACTGTGTAGTCGTCTTTACATAAATATTACCATTTCTTTCTCTATATGCATTAAAGTGATCCTTTCCTAAAGGACCAGACAATCTTGTGAATTTCGCACTGTCCGCCCAGTTACCATCAATGGAATATAATCCGGTTGCTCCACTTGTTCTAATAAATACAAGTGTAGAATATCCATCCCAAGATTCTATTTTTATTAATTTGGTAGACGTGATGGATTGAGCAATTTTAATATAATTATTTTTACTCATCAATCCGTTTGCTTCATTCGTTGCAAGCGGTATCAGTTCTCCCAGATCGGGGCTATGGCTTATTTTATGTAAAAGAAATGATTCTCCACGCTGACTTTACAAAATTATTAATATTACCTTTTCTAGTGGATATTTCTGCGCTGTCTATGTTTGGATAGAACACTTGTGTTATTTGATCACTGTCATTAAAAACGACAAGTGTTCCCCAATAAGTGCTAGGTCCATCAATCATGTTGTCTTGTATCTTATAGTAGCCAGTTTCGATCAAATCATTATAACTCCTATTTGTCATTATCCCTCTAAACATAAATGGGAATAACCCCAAACTATTCATCAGTTCTCCCAGGTCGGTTACGAAGTAAATTTTATGTCAATTATTACTGTGAATTATTATCTTAGGATCTTCCCAAGTTGAAACGTCTGGATAATTCCTTTTTCTAAATATTAATGTTCCGTCTATTGCTATTCCGAAGATGAAAACAGCATCTTCTAATTGTTTTATAACCAATCCTTGAACGACATTACCGTAGAATCCTTCTCCAGCAAAAGCATTGAAATTGGAAACGAAAGGTTGAATTGTTTTTATAGGCATTTCATTTACAAAATCCGTAAATTCACTCCATGAAGAAAACGATTTTGTTCCCTTCGGATTTCCCAACAGTTCTCCCAGCTCAGTGCTATATCTTTTGTCACGTCAAGATATTGGTACTTCAATCGCCCCACTAGGAATAGCATTGATTGATTCTATTTTGCTCGTGTTCACAAGACCTAATCGTGACACTATTATTTTCGCATACCAATTAGCTTTTATGTAAAAGCAAAATCTTTCTGTATCAACTGTATAATACATATTAATGTTACTAATTTTGGTTCCGTTTATCAATTTACAAAAGACTTTATTTGCATTCCATCTAATCATAGACACTGCGACTGAGAACGAGTCTCCACCAACATTTGTAACACTAATTACAGACTCATTTATTGATCCGGCATTTGGCATAAATACACTAATCTTACAATATTGATTATTATCTTTAGATAATTCTAAAGGTACCATACCGGAACTCATCAACCCGCTTTTATTTGATGTTGCATTCCCAATCAGTTCTCCCAGCTCTCAACTTATGCTATTATTTTGTTGCTATTTGTTGCCAATCACTTAATGGTTCTGTCGTTTCAATAACCGTTAAATCAATCATGGCTTTTATCTCCATAATGCCAGCTGAATTATCAGGGCATTCCAGCATGAAGTCAAAATAATTAGCGCTATTCAACTTTTGATACAGCTTAAATTGGATATCATTTCCACATATCAATTTAAAATGGGAAACTCCATTACGATACCCACTTAATGAAGCTACATAGCAAGACGATATTCCACTTCTTAGCACATATAGTAAGCATATTACAGGCTTATATACATGTAGTTCCTCTTTATATGCTATCTTGTATAATTTGCCTTGAATTAAATCAAAATATGCTGTTCTCCTTGTTAATCCCTTATTAGTATTTGTCGAAAGTGGCAAAAGTTCTCCCAGGTCGGAATTGTGATAAAAATTATGTTATAATTATATTACCCCATTCTTGCCAGCGATCATTTTCTGTATCATATCGTCTGATAAATAATTTACGACTACTTATATCAACGATAATTTGAATAATATAATACCCAGATGAAAATATAAGCAGTTGTGCCCAAGATGTAGGAACATTGTTCCCTTCAACATTGAACAATGAATAGGCACCTGCATTTTTAAAATCATCCAAATTAATTTCACCTCTAATGTTACCTCGATTCCTGAACCAAGTTTCATTTATTCCAATCAGTTCTCCCAGCTCTCAACTTATGCTATTATTCTGTTGCAATTTGTTGCCAATTACTCCAAGTTTCTCCACTTTCGGAAGACCGCCTACTATAAATAGTAAAATAATTTAAAGAATATGCTATCTGAACAACATAATACCTCCATGAAATTACAATAAGAACAAACCAGTCTGTAATTGGCAAATTATCTAATCTATTATTTAAAATACCATATACACCGGGTACAATTGCTTTATTTATATCTGACAAAATCTGTTCCCTTTCCATGAATGGAAACAGCTTCAAACTATTCATCAGTTCTCCCAGCTCTGAAAAATCGTTATTTTTTTGTCAAGATATAGAGATTACTTTCAAATAAGACGGAAGTGTTTCAACTGTTTTACTATCTAGATCTATCGATTCTCTTGATTGAATAATAAATTCTGATCCATCTCCGTCTAGACCTATCAAGCCTAACCATAACTCATACATATTTGTTTCTGGATTACTGCCAAGATACAATTTAACATTGTCGTTGTTGCCAAAAAATCTAGTAACAGATATTAGTTCATTTCCTTTCCAGTCTATAGCTATTAATGATCCAAGATTGGATGCAGGAGAAGCGCCAAATATCAATGCGACATAATGATTGTACCAATATTTACTTTCAACTAATTTTGTGTATCCTTTAAAAAAACGTCTTCCCAGTCTTTTTTTATCTTCGACCGACATTAATCCGCTTTTATTGCCCGTAGCTGTACCAATCAGTTCTCCCAGGTCGTTCCATGAAGAATATCTATGTTATAATTGTTACTTTAATTTTAGCCCATTGATTGAAAGTATTTCCATTGTTACCAATAGACCGAATATATATGTATGGATCTACATTAAAATTGTCAGGAACAAAATACTGAGATCCAAAAAAGCCAGAGTTTGCCACAAGTAACGTTCCAAACTTATATGCTCCTGTAGGGAAGTTATTGGTTGTGGAATCGTCCACATTATAAGCTCCGGCTATAGCTGTGTTGCAGTCTTTTATTGCAAACCGTCTTCTTATCCACGTATCATTTATTCCGATGAGTTCTCCCAGGACTTTCGCGGCAGCCGAAGAAGATGTCAAAGTTGGGTTCTTGGAACCGTCTAAAGTACGGAGCCAAGAGAAGGTGTCGGACTGGGGCAACTGGTCCTCAAACTCATCTGTTCCGGCTGCCGCAGCGGCAGCAAATGTTGATATTTCTGATGCAGCGGAAACAATCCGTGCGGAAACTAATTCTGTCATCTCATCGACGGTCACCTGTCGTTCGTTGCCGTTTTTATCCACAGCTTTAAAGCCAACTATATTTTCTAAATTCAAATCACTCATAATATCCAAATTTTATAAAGTTCTTATATAAGTTTTCCACGCTTTTGAAGTGCCGCCAATCGATTTGTACAGCTTCTTCCTGCCACCTTTTATCTTGTACCGGAAAAGGTTGCTTCCGTCGTAGTTCACGGGATAATCCAAATTGCCCTCGTTGGCATACGCCTCCATTTCGTATGAGATGGTATAATATGCCGAACTCGCAGGATGGCAGATAGGGTTTCCCTTAACCCACTCGACAAAATACCGCCAGTAGTATTTTACCCATGAGCCGATAACCTGTGCCTGACGCAAGTGTATGGTTTCGTGCGTCAAGCTTTCCTTACCCGCATAGGTCTGCATATACCTATCTATGTTCTCCTTGTTCTCGGCACGGTATATCATCCGTCCGCACCACATCATGAAACGGTATCTCTTGAAAGGATAATGCTTCATGGGAAGCAGCTCAGGAGTATCAAAATCACCCGGCTTGCTTGAGAACAGCATCTTGATTAATTGCCATAATTCTTTCATACTACTCCTTCTTTTTATCCAGATAATCATTCAGTGAGTCCGCCAGCAGACCGGGCAGCATGGAGGTGGAGCGTCTTATGATATCCACCTCCTCTTCGTCAAGTTCCACACCATCTACAGTCGACTTGAAGATTTTCTCCGCAAGGAGATGCGCCTTCAAGCCCGCTACGTTCTTATATATCCAGTCACCGAAGGCCTCAGTGATGTTACTGGCTATAAGCTTTTCTTTTTTAATCCCATCATAAATAGGGAATTGTGCAAAATTTATTCTCATACTTTATATTTAAATTATCCGCAATAAAACATAACCCAATAATTACCCATACACTTAATGAAGCCGGATGCAAAATCCAAATCAATATAAGACACCTCCTGTCCTCCGGGAGCAGGCAGGATCCGTCCTCCTGTCAATCTTACTCCGCCGCTCATACGTTTGAAGTATATAGTATGTCCCGGAACATCCGGAGGAAGCGTCACTTCTATATTGTCTCTATTAATAAACATCACATTATCATCGTTGTTGTTCAATGAAGCTTTGACAGAGATATTCCTCCAGTTGCCAACTATGCCACGAAGAGAAACATAGCTGTCATTGTTCGGATGAAGGAAAATGTTACCTCCCTCCACGAATAGAGGAATGCTCGGAGTCTTGATGTGCATCCCGATCATGGCATTTGGACTCTGTATGTCAATTCCAGCATCATACTTAATCCCTTCAATGGTGACAAACTGCGTGTTTCCCCCGATTCTTACGTTTGCAAATGTCCTTTCGTTATAAAACTCAATTTGTCCGGCAGACAAATTGAAACCAACATAAGTATCTGTTGTATCCTTATAAAGAGTTTTTGAGGACAACATGCCGGAATCTATGGAAAACGGACCGATACGTCCGCTATCCGCTGTGATTGTTCCTGTAATCTCTGCATTCTTACATTTAAAATACCCGGTTACACCGTTGATAAGAAGAGTTTCACCTTTGTCATTAAAAGATTTGAGAACCTTGTCTTTGAACATGAAGCCGGCTACATTCGCACCATCGGCAAACAGGGTGTCAGTGGCGATATTCACAAACTTCTGCATAGCTTCCCAATTGGAATCACCGTTGACAGATGTGGGTGCAGCGGTAACGGAAGCGCCGTAATTTTTTACAAGGAAATTATAATAAACTCCCCCTATCAGATATATGACCTTATCCCGGTAATCCGCATTCCAGACGTAAGTCTGTCCGGAAGCCCATACGCCTCTGTCACGGGGAAACGCCCCTGTTGCTCCTGTCGCTCCTATGGAACCATCATTTGCAACACCCACCCCTTTTTCAGCGACAAAATTATTATTCCATGCGTTTGCGTCCGACGCGGATTTATAAGCCCGGACGGCAAACTGGGTGTATCCGGCTGTCGCTGGAACGGATATCTGATTGCTTAGGGTAGCACCTACGTGAGCCAGCCAGCTTCCGTTGTATTTGCGGGCTGCCAGATAAAGCGTGCTGCACGTGCTTACATTGCCTGCCACATTCTGTTTGCAAGTGACAAGGAATCCAGACGGGGATGGCGTGCCTGTTGAAGTGAAGTTGATCACGCTGACAGGACTGTCCAGCCAGTAGGATGCCGACGGTCCGACGGGGGCAACCATCTCCTGCCAGTCCGCATGTACCGTCCGGTTCGCAGATCTGCCGGCGAGGATGTATCCGCCGTCTCTTTTCCTGCGGAGTCTGCCGTTTCTGAACTTGGCGATTTTAATCGGAGGGTTGGAGGTTTCAACCTTGCTTAAGTAAGATCCTCCGGCAAACGATACTGTACTGTTCTTGGCATACGGAGTATTGGCGGATTCCCAATGACCGGCTGCTGTGATGCTCTCACCATCCTTTCCGTCACTGCCGTCCACAACCATCGGGACAGTTTCGACATCAACCGCCTGACCGTTCACGTAGAACACGAACTTCAAGCTACTGGTAAAATTACCGGAAGCCACCCCGACACCATCACCGATGGGAACCTCGGCCGCACCGTCACGACTGTACTTTAACTCCCCGTCCGTTGTGGCCGTAGTGACTGCACCGACTGTCTTCATACGCCGACAGGATACCGAAGCTACACTGTAACCGCCGTTCTTGTTCTTGCTGACCATCGTGACCGAAGTGACAAGGCTATAAATTACCGCATCGGAACCGTCCGCCCCGCCACGGACACCGGTTATCTTGAAAGTCAGTTCACGGGTATAGAGCTGCCCGTTCTTCATTGCAGCCAGTGTGATGGTGACCGTATTCTGTTCCGGAACCGACTTTCCGGCAGCGACGGATATCGCCACCGCTCCGGTGGCCTTGCTTGTGCTTGCCGTGAAACCGGCAGGCGTGCTGACTGTCAAAGATTCAAGGGTGAGTTTCTCGGTACCGTACCACATGGACACATGGGTAGTCCATGACTGTGCGGAAGTAGTAACGCCGGTACTGGTAAGAGCGACGCTCACCATCTCATTGTCAAGGTCGACCATGATATTCGACTCCCCGTCCTTACTCCAACGGTGCACAGGGGCCGGAGTGCTCCATTCACTCCATACTCCATCACGCTTCACACGTTTGCACGCCCATTCCACCTGATGGTCGGCATCCACGCCAAGAAAATCATCTGTCCAGCCTTCCGGTATATAATCATCCTGCTGTTTCGATTCCGGCTTGTCAGGGGTAAGGCCGATGATGTTGGTACGGGTGTAGATCCACTCGTAACCTTTGCCGTCCTTACCGTCAGTCCCGTCTTTGACCATGACCATCCACAAACCATTCCGGTATATGTAAGTACAATGGTCAGCCGTATTTCGGTAGCTGTTACCCTCCTTGGGATTGGATGGATGGGATGCAAATTCACCAAGGAAGGTGATGCTTTCGCCTTTCAGCTCACGCCCGTCCAGAAGCATCTCCCAGTCTTCATGCACGGTCCAGTCGGCTGACTTCCCGGCAAGGATATAACCGCCATCCTTTTTGCGACGATAACTGCCGTTCCTGAACCTTGCGATCCTGATGGGAGGATTGGATGTTTTCACCTTGGAGATAAAAACACAGCCCGCCAAAGTGACCATGGTATTGACCTCGTATGGGGTCTTAGAGGATTCCCAATGACCGCCACCTATTACAGACAGGCCCGGATCACCCTTGTCACCTTTGGCGGCTGATACAAGCCAGTCCGGATTGTTTTCGGATGGCTCGGAAATAGTGCCCTTGTCATTGACGCACAACCATGTGGAACCGTTATGGGGCACACGGGAATAATATGCGTACTTCCTGCCCGGCTCCCAGCTAGGGAAGTCGATAGGAACGCGGACTGTGCTACCGGTAATTTCATCAATTTGAAAAATCAATCCCGTCATGATGATATCCTGCAATACCGCCGAGAACCTGTCGCAGTTGATCCCGTTGATGGTCATACCCTTCTTCTTGCCGAACCAGCTCTTCATCTGTGCCGGCTCCGGGTCCCAGGTGTTGGCATTGTCAACAAGGGTGATACAGCAGTTACCGTCACGCACGTCTATGATGATATAAGTCTGACGCTCCTTGTCGGTGAAGTTCCCCGTCTGTCCGAGACGCATCTCGTTATGGGGAACGAACTCATATCCGGGACGCGGAACCATCACGAATGTCTTCTCGTCGTAATCTGCGGAAGTGATACGGTACTGTATTTTCCGGAAACCAATAAAGTCACCGGTAGTGACGCTTTTGTCATGCCAGAAGCCTAGGAGGATATCGTCCGGCTTCTGTCCCAGCGGTACACCATCCTCCAGATCAGGGGTGACAGTATAGCTGCCGTCACTATTGGCGACAAAGCTTTTTATCTTCAGCCCTCCGCCGGGACTTATAGTATTATATCCTTCAAAATAGGTCTGACGGTTGAAACGAAGTTCTGGTACACTCAGAGAGCTGCGCAGGACCAGAGCCTCCAGCTCGGCACGGGCGTCCTCACCGATGTAACCTCCAGAAACGCCGGTAACGAAATCACCGAACTTGGCGTATTTCTTGATGACGGTTCCGCCCAACAGGGATAATAGGAAACCGGTGCGTTCCTCCGTATCCTTGCGCATGAACATGATCAGCGAGCGCAATGCGGAATACACGTTATGGTCTGTCGCAGGGGTGGAGTCGTGGCTTCCGATCACATACACACCGCTGCCACCATCGCCCGTATAGGTCTGTCCCTTTAGGGTAAGGCTCTCAACCTTTTCCTCCAGCTCCCCGATACGGGAATAGGCGGCGGTTTCCCCGACAGTATAAACAGGTGAGTCAAAGGAATAGTCAAGATTGAATTCAAATCCGATAACCCTTGACTGTCTTCCGTTCTCGAAATAAGCCTTGTTGATAAGGTTGACCTTTTGACCGATGCCATAGAAATTATGAACGCCATCCTCACGGTATGCGTCATTTGACATCATCGTGCAGCCATAGGTACTCGGGTCTATCTTGGATTTGGCAGCGTACTTTTCAGTCTTTTCCTTCAACTCCTGCTCGGCGGCATCCACAAGCCCAAGTTCGGTTATTTTCGTGCTGTCCCAGCCGGAAAGCACATATTCATCTCCATCCTGGGGAAAGAGTACATCACCGGGAAGCGGTCTGCCATAGTCCTCATTCCTGACTATCTCCCAAAGCTGTGCCTCAGGGTTCCATCCGCCATCCTCCAATTTCTCCGGCTTTCCCTCAGGATTGAACTTCACGGCGAACTCCAAACCGTTGAGAAGCCCGGACGCGAAACGTATCCTCAGCTCCTGACCGGGGAGGATATATTTCTCGGAAAAGTTAACACCCGTGTCCCTAAAGCGGTAGGCATTCCATTTTTCCTCGGTGGTTGTACCGTCCTCATTCTCCACCTTGTCCGTCACTTCGATAGTGGTGACATCCGACATGATGCCCGTTCTTCGGGGATAGACTTCATCGAAGATAACCACCTGCTCGACGGCTTCCTCGGTAGTCATATCAGGATAAGCGTCAATGTAAGGAGTGCCTTCGGGAAGCATCAGCCTGCGCTGCACCACGCCGTTCACAACCACGGTCTCGTCAATGGGGCGGTAGTCTGCCGGTATGTTACGGGTGGAACCAAAAGCGTAGATACGGGTGGTATAGGTGGACTGGGATTCTGACTGTGACATTTCCTGCACGTTTTTCCCGATCTCGAAATCCACCGCGTCACCGGACTCACAACGCCCGAAATGGATGATGTTTTCAGTCACCCAACATTCGCAATCCCATTTCTTCGCCATCTCAAAACAAGCGTCAAGGATGTTGATGTTGTCGTAACTCATCAACTGGGACTTGTTCTCTACCGTACTGTCAATGGAGAAAACAAAATCCTGTCCTTTGTATGTGTAACCAAGAGCTTTCAAATTTCTAAGGACTATACCGGCTTGTACGTCAAGCGGGGCGGTCAGGTTCCAGGACGCCTCCTGTCCGGCCGTTTCCGGGGTATATTTGAAGATTTTGTTTTTCCATTTCCAGTAGTAGGCGTCAAGCTGAAGCTCATAGTCGTATGCCCCGGTTTTACGGTTGTACTTGGGTTTGTACAGATCGCATAGTTCGAACCGTCCGAAACGTGTGTCCTCCGTCCAGTCGCCCAGTTTGAAAAAGACAGGAGATTTCAGAGAGAACTTCAAAAGTATAAAGTCCTCCTTCATCAGAGTGAACTTACGTTTGCTGCTTTTTCTGACAACATCCTGATAACATGGTGTACCAGCTGAATTTCTGATCTCAATTTTCATACAATATCTTTCCTGTCGCCCGGATTGGGTTCTTTGAGTTTGACCATAAACTTACCCCGGCATTTTCCGTAACTTCCATACTTGCCGCAAGACAGATAGTACAGATTGTAAATCTTTCCCAGTGCCGGGATTTTCAGTGCAATTTTACCCTTTACCAGTTCGGATACAAAGGACGAATATTTATCCAGATAGTCACTTTGCGAGTTTCCCGTAATAAAAAAAGGCAGGGTGAGCTCCCTAGAATCCATCTTGCAGATCTCAGGCGATGAAGTAATCTGTATGCCATGTTCCAACCTGCTGTCATTTTCGATATAGTCCTTCACAGGAGGGGGTGTCAGTATAGCCTCCAAAGCTCCGTCCATCAATTCCGCACCCCATGTACTCCAGATATTCCTGCCATTAATAAAAGCATTCCTCTCCATAATCACATTCCTTTTGTGTTTTTTTCTATCTCGGCAAGAGTGTCGTCCATGCCGCTCAATATGCCGGTATATTTTTCAATTTTCTCCAAATGATCGTTGCATTCATGCAATACATCGCGCATTTCCGTGACACACACCGAATGAGCAGCAAGTTCCTTTGCCATATTCAATGCTGCCGTGGAAATAATAAGCATATTCGCATTCATTTCCGTTCCTTTGGTTTCCAAACGTACATTAGACTCATACATGGCTGTCAGCCGTCCGCTGATCTCCTCACCTGTTTCCTGGCTCATGGTGGTGGAATATCCTTTGGAAGAGGATTGGGAATAAGAGTCTCCGGATGCGTCCCATCCGAAGATATCCGCCAGACTGTCTCTCTCGGCCAGCACTGCTTCAGACAACTGTTCCTGCATCTCACGCAATGCATCAACCTCATCTTTCGTATAACCATCCTCACCATATTCTGCCCAGGTTTCATATAGTTTTCTGACCTGTTCCTTGTACTTGTCGGCCATCATGGCTCTGATAATGGATTTGCGGAGCTGTTCCTCCAGATTCTCGGCCAGTTCTTCATTTCCGTTCTCCAGATCGGATATCATCTCCCAGTAAGAATCCTCAAAACTGTCAAAGGATATACCGGTAACCTGTTCCTTCACCGCCTCCAGTATTTCCTTTTCCGTTTCGCCATATTTGATGATATTTTCCAGATGGTTCCTGAACTCTCCGTCCATAACAGACCAGAGGCCGGCATAATTCTCCCTGATGGACTGCAAGACTTCCGGGGACATATTGATCATATCTTTCATCTCGTTGAACGTCACACCGTACTCCCTGGATATCTCCCCAGCGACATCACGCCAGTTCTGTCCTTCCCATTTGTAGGAGCCTTTCCACATCCTGTAGCCCTGGCTGTGACTTCCGATACTGCTGCCGGCACTCAGACGTGCCTCGGCAAGTTTCTTTTGTACATCCAGCTCGTTTTTTGCAATATTCAGAGCTTCCTCTCCGGCTTTGGATGCTTCTGCACCGTAACTTTCATTTATATATGCCTTTTTTTTGTCAAGCAGCTCGTCCCAGATATCCAGTAGATTATCATACTGCGCCACCATCTCATTATAACCGGAATAATCAGCGCCATGGAAAATACCACCGGCCCCCTTGATCCCAAAAATGGACCCCACCGTATCGAAAATTCCTCCTACGGCATTGCTCACAGTTTCCAGTATATTTCCCACGAATTTGTCAAGCCCCTGGTCACCGATTTGGTCAAGTATGGCCAGGATGGCAGCAATAATCCCGCCTATCTTCGATCCGGATTCCGAGAGTACGTCAACCAATGACCCGACACTATCCCCGAATGAGGAAAGACTTACATCCGCCTCCCCGAGCTGTGCAATGGCATTGGCGACTCCGGTTATATTGTCTATAGCCTTCTTTGATGACTTGTCCACATTCGTTTTCGCATTCGTGACATTCTGGGATGCTGTATTAAGCTTTTTCTTCGCCACCTCCTGCTCGGCATGTGTTCCACTTTCCAAGGACATATTATATTCATCCTGAGCCTTGGTCAGTTCCTCCTGAGCTTTTCTCAGATTGTCCAACTGGTCTGGAAGATCACCAAGCAGTCCGCCTTTGTCAATAATGGCGGATTGTATCCCGTCTAAAGCTTCGTCAACAACCTTTTTTTGCTCTACAGCCATATTCTTATACTCATCGGATTCACGGAACAGTTTCAACTGTGCCCTAACTTTGTCAAGCTCTTTTTTAGACACCTTACTTAAATCCCCGAATATCAACTCCCAATTGATCTCCTGCTTCAACTTCTCAACATCCAGGGCCGACAGAGCTTCCTCAAACTCCTTTTGCAGGGATGCGATCCTGCCTGCATCAGACTCACTATCCATCAAATTCCTGTATTTGCGCGTCAACGCCTCCTTTTTCCCTTGGAAGGTGCCGTATTTGATCAGATATTCGTCCCATGCACTTTCCTGCTCACGCAAACCCTCTTTCCTCTGACGTCTGGTGGTATTGCTGATGATCGTGTCAAATGCCGACGTATCCACGGACACCGAGTACGAGTCAAAGGATTTTTTCACATAACGCTTGTCCTTTTTCGCCTTCAGTTCCTCCTCGGCCTCGAACTTTTCTTTCTCAAATCGGATTACAGCCTGGATATAGTCATCCTTCTGCCGCCGCAGAAGCGATATCTCCCTGCGGTTGTCAAGTTCCCGCTGTGCCAGTTCCTTTTCAGCCCCGGCCTCCATAGCATCAATACGGGTTTGGGCTATCCGGTATTCCAGTTCCTCCTCCTGACGCTGACGCTCCTGCAAATGTTTCTTCTGCAAGTCCTCCAGTTTCACACTCTGCGCATTAACCGCATTGGCTTTCTGAGGATCCACCTGGATATCCGTCTTGCCGGAAAGAATGGTGCGGGCCATGTCCCTGTACTCGCTGTCCGCATTTTTTTCGTCTGCAAGCCATGTTTCCAGCTGTTTCTTGTTCATCTTGATGAACTCATCCCGCATCTTGATCCTCTTCTCGTTGTCCTCCAGGGACTTCTCCAGACTCTCACCCCGCAGTTCCCGGATTCGGAGCTCAGCACCCTTGATCATGTCGCCATACTTCCTGACATCATCATCAATACGTGCCAGTGTGCCCGGAGTATTATCGAACCAGGAGGTGGAATATCCGGTATTGCTCATGGAAGAAGTCACATACACCCCTCCGGCCTGCTGCGCCTTCAGCGCGTTCTGGTATTTCTTCCTGTATTCCTCCAGATTATTCTCCTCTTCCTTGATGGCTTCCCGGTTCATATATTCCAACAGTACCTTCTGCTGCCGCACGAACTCCCTGGCTTTGCCGCTGGAAATATCCAGTGCCTGTCCATATTCCCCCACTTTGGTTATCACTCCGGGAATATTGTCCGTGATTTTGGTGATGATGGAATTAAGTTCGGCCTGCTCATCCGAGGATAGTCTGGTCTTGGTCTTCAGCTCATCATACCGGTCCAGCAACGGCATATACTCGGAATAAAGGCTTATAACTCGTTCCTTCTGTTCATAAAACTTTTCATTGGCGGTGGATACTGTTGTATTGACAGTTTCAGCCATTCTGTTTTTCAAGCTGATCCATAAATCTCCAAGCCAGGACAACCGTCTTCCTAGTTTCAATTTGGCATTTTCCAACCTTGCATCAGCCTGAGCAGCCTTGTCAGATGCGGATACATACAATCCGGATTGTGTTAGCTGGCGGTCTATGATATTGGACACCCCTTTCATGAAATCACCAGTTTTGGCAACCTCCTCATTGATTTCTGCGGCGGAAAGTCCTAGGTTGTCCAGTATAAGAAGCGACTTGCGCCCCAGACCGGTCACAATAGAGTCTGTCATATATTCCACACTTTGGCCGGTCTGCTGCGCCTTCAACTGGGCGAATGCCAGATATTTTCCCATATCATCAACCGGGATCCGGAAATCCTTTGCCTTGACCGTTGCTTTCATCAGCTCAAGATCCGACAAGGTTTCCTTAGTGGCAGTACGAAGGTTTGCAAGAAGATCAGGGCGGTCCAACTTCTCAAATGCATGAAGAACTCCGTCAGCCTGAATGGCCACCTCCACACTTTCCCTGACAAATTCCTTTGCTTTGGACATGCCGTTTTTGAAAAAATCAAGGGCAGCCGCTCCGGCGGACGCAAAAAATCCCACCACCATAGCTTTCATATTCCCCAGTTTCAGGAATGACCCGGAAGTTTCATTGGTTCCGCCACGCAGACGGGCCATCGCCTCTCGTGTTTCCTCCAGCTGCTTTTCCAAACGGGCATATTCTTCCGGATGAAGGGACTTGACAGTATTGTCCAGCTGTTTTTGAAGCCCGCGGGCCTCTTTGGCCAGTTCCGCATAAGTTTTCTCGGTGCTCTTCATGGAGGAGCGGAGAATCTTCACTTTCGCATTATTATCGGATATGGCTTTGGAATTGGATTTCAGCTCTGCCTCCAGACGTTTGTACTCATCGCTGCCTTTCTTGCCGGAGGCTACCAGTTCTGTCATCGAATTGCGCAAACCATCATTCGTCCGTTGCAGCTCACGGGAGGACGCGTTTAGACGGTTCAGTTCCTCACGGGCCTCACTGGTATTCAGGGAGAGGGTGAACTTTATATAATCATCTTTCAGTTTCTTGTTCATACGGTTACTTTTCAGCAAAACTAGTAACCGGCAAGGAAGGGGCAAAGGACGGGAGAAACATGAGAAGCCCCGCATGTCCATGGACAACGGGGCAAAATATCAATGAGGACGGTATCCGGGACGATGCGCACTGTCATTCCCGTCCGGCCAGGGAAACAACTTCTCCAGCCGGTTGCGGATCTCCTTGCGGAGTGAATCGGACATGCCCGCTCTCAGATCAGGCAATGCGTTGTTGTACACTATCCCCCATATCTGACGGTTATAGATACGGAGATCGCGTTTCTCCCGCATGTCAAGAAAACGTATATAAAGAGGGTAGCCCGTTTCCAGCATTATCGGATCCACCCCCGTTATCTGGAACTCGGCCGCCGCAAGACGGTCACGCAGATGACCTGTACGGCCAGGCACAATTTTATCCGGGCGGAATCTCACCTTAAGTTGTCTTCCTTCCCGGTAAATACCTCTTTCCGCAATATCCAACTGCCGTTGATAAATGGTCTTGAAGTCACGGGACAGGGTTCTTTTGAAGAACTCCTCCCTCACAGGGTTCCATCCGTCACTCATTCCGTACCAAGTTTAAACGACACACTCCAACCGCTGTAATCCGTATAGAATCCTGTTTCCGGGGTAGTGGTCATCCGGTCAAGATTACGCATAAGACAGCACCCCCTGTTCCTGTCACCACGCATCACATTCTTGATGCTCTCGACAAGGGGCTGTGTATCTTCCAGCACCCGAACCGGACCACGGCGCTGCATATCCATACGGTCCATCAGAAATATAAGGCACAAGTTATCCTCCTCCACATTGTCCGGATCCGTACCTGTCTCCTGTGCGGACGGTACGACCACGAACAGAACCGGAAGCTCGTCAGAACTGATACTTTTCAGACAGTCGCTCATGTCCTGGTCCACATTCACTACTCTGACGGAATGTATGCCTGGTACACGCCGCATGACATTCTCATAATACTCACGATAGGTTTTCAAACTGATCATAGGCTCTATCTTTTGGAATGTAATTTCTCAAACTTCTTTCTGTAAAGGAAAATAAGGATATCCCAGAACGGTGTCGCCCTCACCTCTGCATAGTTCCCGAATGCCCCGTTCTCAGCGATATCCATTCCAATGCCCGTCCAGCCGGTATGGTCATCCGCTTCCGGCTTCTCATCTTTTCGGAAAAGAATCCGCAAGTCAACCGTTTCACCGTCAATTTCCAAAGGCTCCTCCCGGATGATGGCGAACACATTCATAAAAAACAGATAAGCATGAAGGCAGAGCAGAATTGGCGGTTCCGCACCTTCCCTTCCCGTATAAAGAGCTTTTCCGAACTCCCGTAATATCATGTCCCTGTCGCCGCCACCCTCATCACCCATCCGTCTTACCAGTGCCATGCACTTGCAGAAGGTGTCAAACGATACCCCGTTGAGCATGTCTTCCGGTCCGTGAAAGCCGTTCCATTCCGGAAGGAGGTTGATTCCGGTACTCAGGTCCAGCCGGAAAGATTTTCCCTCACGAATAACGAACGGATCCGTCAGGGACAACAGTGCCAGCGTTTCCTCCCATGTGGATGGAGGAAGATGCCCCATATCAACTGGGAGTGCCAGAAAAAGAGACAGAATTTTCAAACGTATCCCGGGTTCCGACAATATATGCTGGTTAGCCATGGTGGCGATCTCCAGATAACGGTAATACTGGGCAGGTGTCAGTTCCTCAAGCGTTTCCGGCACACTCACTTGTCTGTTCTGATAATATATTACACGCATAAAAATCAAAAGGTTATCCCCTTGCTTTGAAGCGTGGGGCCTGAAACATAGAAATCAACCTCCTCAGGCGCGGCGTCCAAAGCCGCCACCGTATCCTGCAATTCCTGAAGATACCGGTCGGCATCGGCCTGAAGACTGTCCGCCACACTTTTCCGCGCCTCTTTCTCTGCCCGTAACTTTTCCTTTACAGTTCCGGTCTGCTGCACCTGTACGATACCTTCCGGAATAACCTCTACAGGCAGGCGATCAACCGCTTTCTTGATGGCCAACAGTGCCAGAGGTCGCTGGCATTCCTCCAAAAGAGTGTCACATACGTCCGGATCCCTTCTGACAAGCCAATCAAACCGCTCCTTTCCGACAACAGGCAGAATGTCTGTACGCTGTATTTCACGCAGGATGGGAACCAGTATGAGAAATAGACGGTGGCTGCCGATATGATAGAACTCGTCAAACTCGTCCTTGGTACGGATGAGCAATCCGTCCATCTGTCTTTTAGCCAGGCTTTTTTCCCAGAAGTCAAACTGCTTCTCCTCCAAGAATCCTACCAGAGCATCCACCGACTCATATGCCAGATTAAGTATGTTCATTTCATCCTTATATTCCTGAAGGGCAGTCAGCCCCTTCTCATTCTCTCCCAGTTTCCTCTGCCTTCCGCTACCGCCATGCTGTGCATCCAACGTGGGAACAACCTTTACCCATGCGAAATATGCCACGGCACGCTGCGCCATGAATACAAGTTCCTCTTTCTCTGGATCCAGGTCTTCATCCCAATAAAGGTCGACTATCGCCGAAAGCACGTCCGCCCCGATAATACAGGTCAGCTGGCGTGCGGCCAAAGGCAGTACCGGCTTCCACTTGGAATAGTCCAGGCTGTCGGAAATCATTCCCAGCGCCACAACAAGCTCCTGGCGCCCTTCTCCGTTTCTGTCGAATATCATTTTCATAACTTATATATTTTCTTTCATACGGTTTCCCGGCGACACGTTCTCTTCCTGACTCACCACATTCCTGTACAGTCCGATACGTATATCTGTTCCCGGCCAGTTAGCATTGATATACTCCTGCACCGGCTTGCAGAGTATCATGTCCGGAATAGCCGTTTCAGACGCATTGTAGACCTTGATGGAATACAGTTTCTCGCTTCCACTGCTCAGTTTGTTTTCCAAAATGAGGTTCGCCAGCACCGGATCAATTCCGAACCCGGAGGTGGCAGCAGCGTCAGCCTTGTTGCTGATTCTAATCTGTGCCTCGATGTAATCCTTCACCTTCTTATCAATAGGAGTCACCTTCCATCCCTCAAAATCGTTGGCTTCATCGCTCCAGAACCGGGTGGTGTGCATATATTTTCCCACATTCTTCATCCCGGTAATACCTCCGGCAAATTTCTCCATGCATTCATCCTTGTAATCCTCCAGCATCTTGGCCGTATAGGTTTCCCCACGCTTGCGACATACGGATTTCAAACGTTCCTCCGCCTTGTCCCAATACCCTTGTGGAGATTCTATATGCAGACTGAGCGCGCTGGAATTCAGATTATAGTTATGCAGTAATGGTGCCAAGGTACCGGCTATTTCCAGCCAGTCAAAGGCTCCTAGAAAACGCGGGGTACTAACAAAATCCTTACAGAAGGAATAGATGTTGTAATATCTGGCCGACACCGGATATCGGAAAGGATCTGCCGGATCAAACATGGGATACCTCTCCATATATTCAGGATCCGGGAAAGGGAAATCTCCCACGACAATGCCTTCCGGATCATTTTTCCCAGGGGGAGGGTACAACAGTCTGGCACGCTGGTAAGGGATATGCTCCAACCTTAGTAGCTTTCCCCGCCCGCCAATACGGGGCGCACGGTTGCGGACAAACTTGATAAAGAAGCCCTGCATGTGGGTGAGATCAACCAGACAACGGTGCATACAAATCCGATAATCCCAGGAAGACATGTCCGACTCAATATCAGGTGCAAGCACCCATTTTTTGTAGAAACGGTTGTCCGTATCATCAATTGCATCCTCATAGAACCGGGGACCGTCCCCCCATTGCAGACCGGCAATCTTGCCAAGAATACCCTCGCCGGCATAGAACCGATCAAGCAGGCGCATGACCTCTCCGGGCATATCATTGTTATCCCCCATCGGAACGATATCATATCCGGCCACACTCATTTTCCTCGTGAAACAGGTGTTACGGTTATGGTTCAGCATGATACTGGAAGGTTCCCATCCCTTACCACGTCCTGATATGTCAAAGGAATAAAGCGATCCATTGCCGGGGTCCACAAAGCCGAAATTTCCGCTACGTCTTACCTCCATATTACAAAACTGTTTTCTGTCCGTTAAATTCCACTACCAGAATCTGCCAGCAGTTCAATGCGTTGCCTGTTTCCGTATCGACAAGAAACAGTTTATGACTGGCATTCTCTATTTTTTCATCAGAAGCCTTGGAACGAAGCCTGGCCGCTTTCAAAAACACCAGATCACCGCCAGACTGTTTCTGACGGTTGTATTTCCGGAATTTGATACTGAATGTCCCTTCAGCTTTGCTCACCGCTTTCATCTCCTCGACTGCGGTATATAAATTAATTTGTCCCATATTCGCTATTTTTCAAGCAAATATGGGACAAATGCAATATGGGATAAAGGACAGGACTACTTGCTTTGTGGATGCAATTTCTCTATCAGTCCTGCATAGAACCGAAAGAATTGCACCAAATCCAGATTTCTTTTCAAATTGTCCGGTTCCATCAACTCAAAGTCATCCAACAGAATATCCGTCAATTTCTCCGTATGCTCCCGAAAGGAACCGGGCTCATGATCCTGTATATTAGCCAGCGCATCTATCACTTGATCTGTTATGACAGCATTCGGGTTAAATCCTTCTTCTTTCATTTCAGGCCTCCTTCCAATATCTTAGGGTTTGTAGATTCACAGAAACGGAACTCGCCGCGTATTGGATAAATATGAACTATGAAGACAGTATTATACGGATTCTTATCGGGATAGACCTCAATATGTATATCATTGTTTCTGGAAACATCCACACGAAGCGGTTTGGTTCTTGGAAACTCTTCATCCAACATGGACGCTTTGGCACGAACACTCTCAATAAAGGCATCACGTGACAGTTCATCAGGAATCAATACATGAGTGAAAGTGGAAATCCACTGGTTCATAGCCCTGCCTTTATTGTTGACAGACAGGTAAGTTTTGGGCTCATCAATAAAGAATTTCATCTCATACCTCCTTTCCAAGCAAGATGTAACGACACAACAAACCAAGCCAGGCAAAGCAATGCAGGAACAGCCGACACAAAACCGGCACATACCAATGCAGAAAAAGCTAAGGAAGCATGAGCCATAAGGCACACCTGACGGTTAGACACTGATTCTTCAAGTACGGAAGAAAATAATTGATTTTCACGGTTCAGCCACATAGTTAGGACTGACGATTTGCTCACGACATTTATGTCGGTAGCAGGAATTGAAACTGTTTGTTTCATACGGATTGATTGCTTTAGCGTTTCGGCAATAATAGAACGCAAGAACGGCCGCCGTTTCCCGAGTTCGCTAAAACAATCAATCCGTAGTCACTCCGTAGAGCAATTAAGTTGATGGGAAAGGCAGCCGTAACTTTTGCACAACAAGTTGTGACTTCTACAATCTCCTATATATCATTTTGCTGACATCTGCAAAGTGAATCTGTATGGGCATAAAAAAAGCCCATTAAACTATCATGAGCATTAACCGCGCTCTACGTTCCTGACCAACAGGATTGAATTGTTTTAGCACTGCAAATATGAGAATTATTTTTTTATCCACAAACTTTTTGGGATTTTTTTTGAAGGCGGAGCACTGCCAGTGCCATGAAGGTAAGAGAAGCATGAGCCATAAGGCACATCTGACGGTTAGTAAACTTTCTTCCGAAATGAAAATTCTCTGATTTCAGTCATATAGCTGACCTCTCCACTGCTCTTACGGATAACGATAAATAATTAAGTGATTAAGAAACAACCACAAAAAAAGCCCCGAACTTAAATGGTACGAGGCATAAAATCTTAAATGTCATTCATTTATAGGTACATAAAATGTAGTTTTTGACGGAGTATAGATACCACAAGTAATAACCTCCAAAAAACCATTTAAAAAAGTATGGTGGTTTTTGATTGCATACTTCTGACGATCCCCAACATATTGCTTGATATCTTTCTTGTTTGATGCTGGTGATATCAACCCGAAAAGAAAATGATTGTTTGTCTTTGAGTTCAAAACTCTTTTAGGTTCGTCAATCTCCATGCCACCTACATACAATTGAGAACTATAACATGAAGACAACAATAAAGATAATGTGCTAACTAATACTAAAAGCATTACTTTTTTCATGATTTTGTTTTTTACGAGATTATTATTTAATTGGATCAGCAAATGTACTGATAATATCCAACATCCCGAATTTCCTAGCGGATTTTTATTACCTTTGCTGATGCATCAAAAATATGAACCATGACAAAAGAACAGGAAGATTTCAAGCAGTTACAAAAAGAAGTAAGCCTTATTTGTATGCACCTTTATCAGATCAAAAAGTTGATAATAAACAGTCTAATATTCCTTTTGCTTGGCCTGATAACAGGACTTCTGTTATAAATGCACATCCTGTTCACAGATTTCAATATCAGGCAGCCAAATCCGAAACATCTTTTTTACCTTGTTTACACAGCATTATATCAGTATAACAGCTACTGTAATTCACACAGGCATTGAATTCCACTTTCACACAATCCTTAAAAGGATTACCGATTGAGGGATTATCCCCAATCCAACTGCATAATTCAAGAATGGAAGATTTATTGGATGTAAAATACACAAACGAATGCTCCTTCAGAACATGCAGGACATTCAGATAATCAGCCAGATGCCAGTACATTTTATATGTTCCGACTTCTGTACTTAAATAAGGGGGATCAACCAGGAAAACCACCCCCGGAACATCCTTGTAACGTTTGAACACTTCCTTATAATCCTCACTGACAATGGTTAGCCCTTCCAGATAATCCTTCGCATCGGAATAGTCAGTCCGGTGGATAGTGTTATAAAACGTTTCTTTCCTCATATTATCCAGATTCAGCACATATTTCATGGAAAACAACAGGGATGACGACAATGTGATATAATCAACGTAGCCATGTTCCTTTTCCTCCTTTTCAATACGAGCCAATATTCTTTCACGGGCTTCACCGGTTATACGTTTCTTTCTGGGGAGTTCCGCTGTTATCCTTCGCAAATCTGCCAGCAACTGATTGGTATTCGGTATATTGTCAAGCCGTTGCCGGTAGTTGTCGAAATCATTATATACCACAACAGCATCAGGTCTTACCCGTTTGGTGATGTGGGACAGCAGCCCCGATCCGCCAAAAAGATCCACAAAAACGGTACTGTCTGGGAATCGGTCCAATACTTTGATGAATTCTTTGGCAAACATACGTTTCTGCCCCACAAACGGAAGCGGGGCAGACAGATACATATTTCTCATGTTACTTTCCATTTAAAAAAACGCCGCAAAGATCTTCTGAATTTATGAGAAACAGGCAGGATCAGGAGCGTTACCCACTGCACGACATATGCAGCAGATCAGACATTCAGTTCGAAACGGACAGTCTCGTCACCGGCAAGCAGTGCACGGGTACCTGGGATATTGTTCTCGTAAATATGTACATTTCCCAGGTAGAGGGTGATCGACTTCAAGGGAAGTTCTATCTGCCGTGCCATCAGGTACAGATGATAAATGTCAGCAGGCAATCCGAGATTTGCATCACTGCTGCGCTGGTATGCGGACAACACCAGTTCTCCATTGTCAATCTGAAACTGCACCAAGCTCAGGCAGGGCGTCTGGTTGCTTTCCACACCGGTCTCACCCAGGAAAAGCACATAATTCTTACTGTTACGTTTCTCCCTGTTGATTTTGTCTATGAGTGGCGGCAGCTTCTCAAAATAGGTGGGATAAGAGTTCACAAGAATGGATCCGCAATAATCCCACCAATTGATGCCGGCCTCTCGGTACTTCTCCACGTTACGTTCCCCCTGCATGAACAGCTGGAGCTCGCTACGGAGCTTCTTACGGGCAATATTATGCCCCTCAAAGATATCCAACAGATCCGCTGGTGTAAGTACCAGAACCTCATTCAGAAGGTACTGTATGTTCCCCTTCCTGTTTGATTGCGTTTTTCCTGTGGCAAGTATCTTGTCCAGTACCTGATAATACTTGTTCATAGCCATTCCTCCTTATAAAAATGAAACATCCTAAAGATAGGAGAAACAGCACAGTTCGCCTGATAAAACGGTCCGCTCATACTGCAAACGTCTTACAGTCACTCCGAAACCGCTTAACCAGGGCATAAATCGTTCTCTCGCTGACCGAATATTTTTCAGAAAGCACGGCAACGACATAAGATACTTTCTCTCCTTGGCTTGTCCGGTACATGTATTCCGAATATAACTCCACATACTGGACATCCTCCAGACGGACACCCGCCTCCTGCAACTTTTTCAGCAGCTCACGATTAAAGTTTATTATCTCTATCACTTTCATACAATAATATTTGATTATCTTTGCGCCATCTCACTCACATAACATACAAAATGCGTCACACCGCAGCAGAGGGTATTTGCCCCCGGCTGTGCGGTGTGACGCATCTTTGTGTAAGTATGTGGGTGAGATAACTACTTACAGGCCGGGGGTTCTTTTTCGCCTTCCCCCGCAAGGCATTTCACAAGATCCAGTGAAAAACCATCCAAAAAATGACTGATTTTCCCCTTATTTTCGTATTTATCATTCAAAATGTGCGTATTTCAGCCTTGAATTTTGCTGTAAGAGCACATAAATATCTAGTTTTCAATAAATAACACCATAGAACCAAAATCTTTAAAACCATGTCTTTTGTTTCCGTGCGGGCCGCTCAGAAGTCCCGGGGCAATTGCCCCGGGCAATTTTCGTGAAATATGACAGAGAAAAACGGCGGGATGCCTGGTACGGACAGAAATCACTCCTCAAAACCGGGGATATAGGGATTTGCATTATTGCCACGGGCAATACGGACAATGCGACGCCAGTTTCTGCGCATCATCAGGTATTTGAAAGCGTCACTGAAATTGGTAGAAAACATGGGAAGTTTCTTCGGGGCAAGCTTTTCACTCTTCTTGATCTTGAACACCACCTTGGTTTCACCCTTATAGCGGATGCCGGCTGGGGCTTTCTCAACGCTGCTGACCATTTCACGGCAATTCACCGCATCAACCAGCAATCGGGGCAATTGCCCATTCTCTCCCTTCATCAACTCCTGCATGAATCCGTATTCCTCCGACTGGGGGATGATACTCTGTCTGCGGCTCATCAGAATGACGGTCCATCCGGTCCGCCGGCCATCGGCATCCTTCTCTATGGCATCCTTTATCTTCCTGGCATAATCCTCCCCCTGTCTTTCAAAATTATTGCCGGCCCGGTCATAATACAACGACAGTTCCTTACATTCATGTGAAGCAAAGAAATCCAAGAACTGGTCAGCCAGCTCACGGAACCATCCGGGAGGTATCTCGAAAAAGTTTTTGTGGCATCGGTAATACGCTCCGTCTTCCTGCCCAATCACGAATGAAAGCATGTTGCCGAAGTCCATGCCGCCATCCAAAGGCTCGTCATGCCGCAGATAGCGCAACTCCCGACTATTTTCCGCCGGCTCCCCTCCAGGACTCCCGTCATAATACTTATGCCTTTGCCCGAATAATACATAGAAGCGGACATCACGCCGGAGACCGGGCCGCATACCCAGCACCGACTTGCAGAACTCATGCAGTTCAAGAGTACCTTGATATAAGTTTCGTATATATTCTGGGGTCAGGATATCAACATTGACCAGGGAGGATGCGTTAAGAAAAAAGGTTTGTCCGCGGCGCAATTTGCGCAAGGCCCGATCATAATAATCTATTTTCCTTTCCAGACGCGCCAGCACGGAGTGACTGGGATTGTCTTTCTTCTGCTCGCGCAGTTGCTTCAACAGCAGCCCGTTCCGTTCAAAAGCCGCCTGTACAATCAGAATTATACGGTCTGGATCCATATTGGGCGCATAACGGAAATACCAGTCATATTCCCCCTCGTTGACATCCGGCATATCAGTGGTGATCGTCAGACCAAGAAACAGATGCGATGCCCCGTAAGTGAGAGAATCGCCACGTAGAACAGGCATGGCACGGTTCACCTTCTCGTCCTTGTCATATTTTGACTCGTCATAAAACAGATGGACCACCGATTTGCCGGCAAGCAGTGAAGGGTTATCCAGCGAACCCATAAAAATAACACTGCCATTCCAGAAGGAATAGCAGTTCCGGTAATCATTGACAATTATGGAGCATTTCGCCTTCCAGGAGGCTGGCGGTTCCTTTCCACGGATATAATGCACCCCCTCGTACAGCCCCATCATTTCCCATCCCTTCTGTACGGCGGGCATGATGTTGTCCTTCAGATTGGCATAAGTGTTGGCGACAAAAGCTAAAGGCGCACCGGGCATTTCCCAGATACACCTGTATGAACGTCTGGACTGTATGACCGTACTCTTGGACATACCACGCCCGGCTATGACAACCAGAATGGTCGTATCCACGAAATCGGTCAGCATCTGGACATTATGGCTGAATTTTACATCCACATCCTCATCATTCGCTATCTTCCTCGCTAAATTCCTCGATATCATAAATCATACGTTTTTTCAAATCAAACTTTCTTATCCGTGCGTCCTCTTTCAGATTATCACGCACAGCAATAGGTATCTCCGGTATCGAGTCGATGAAACCCTCCAGTTCCTTTCTATCAATGGCGGGAACGCCCAGATCCTCACGGCTGGCCGTATAGATATCAACCTTTTTCTGGTTTAGAAGCTCTTCCGGTATCTCCGCCTGTTCCTTCCTGAAGCATCTGCGGTATTCACCGGCAAGTTTCAACAAGGCCCTTGCCTCCTTGATCTTGCCGGCCAGGAAAGCGGCGTCCGCCCACTTCTCGGCACGCTCGGCATACAGGGCAGCAAACGCCTCCGGACGGATGTTGTCTTGGGTATAGAAAAAATTGATGCTGTCATTATACACCTGCCGGGCCATCCAGTCGGACAGGCTGTACGGTTCCGACTTCAGCAGCCTGATTATTCCTGCCTTTGTCACCATCCTGCCGTTAGTGAAACGCATCCTGGCACGCAGACCACGTACCATCTCCATTAGAGAGAAATACTCCCTCTCTTCCGGACGCAAAGAATCCAGCGTTCCGGTGGAAAGAATGCGCTGGATCTGATTCAGATCAACCTTTTCAAAGTCCACTCTTGAAGGTCTGACCGGCAATTCACTCATATTCATCCATATCTTTTAACAGATTCTCAAACAAACGGCGTTCCTGGATCTCCGTTAGCAGCTTAACGGCATCAATATTCCCGTCCTCAGCTGCTTCGTGCAGCTTTATCTCGGGAGCGGCCCGTGAGACAAGCACGCCTTCACGGATCAGCCCTCGAATGGTGGTTCCTGGAATACCGGCGTCATATACAAAAAGAAAGCATTCAGAAGCGTCAAGGCCAAGATAGGCGGCAATATCCTCCGGCGCATAACCTAAAGAGGCCATGCGGCGAACATCATTTTTTTGCTCTCCAGTTAGAGCCAGGCTGTCAGGGGGAATATCATTCATAAGATAATTTGTTCAAACATTCTTCTAGGTACGCCAACTCGCATTTTTTTGCAGACAGTAAATGGGCAAACTCGCCACGGTCACAAGGGTGGGAGAAACGCTCCATTTTCAGGAGTAGCCCATTGATCCCGTCCTCCAGCGTCCCCTTCCGAAATATCAGTTTTTTTTTCTGTTTTCCAGTTCCTTCTCGGCGGCCGATTTCATAGATTCCCATTTATCCACTGCCGCCAATGCCTTCGCACGTTCCTCCTCACCTTCAACGGTTTCAAGCTTCTTCTTCCATTTGGACACGTTGCTGGCCGCATTCTTACGGATATTCATCACCTCAAGATCACTTTTGTTGGAAAGCTCGTCAGAAGCTAGATAGACGGCAATACGGGGATGTTTCCCGAGCAGCGCATGATTGTCACGGTAATATTCCAACTCCTCCCAGATACTCCGGTCCTCCAGGTAATTCTCCACAGTTGTTTTGGCTATGGCAAACGCCTGTTCCAGCTCAACGTCATCCGGCAGTTCCCCCAGTTCCCTGAAAGTTTTTAGATAAAGGTCATAGGCCGTGAACATATCGGCAACCAGTATTTTCAGTACATCCGGACAATCCGGAGAGTTGAGGAAGGGGAAACGGTCACGGAAACGGATCACATTTTCCACAACCGGGGTGACAGGAACATTCACTGCGGTTTTCTCAGCCTTGATCTCTTCCACCACTATAGAAGCTGAAGATATGTGGGGAGAGTCCACTGCCTTCCGTTGCATTGTCCTGAAAGCCGTTTCCGAAATTCCGGCAAGCTTGCGCAGTTCCTCCATCAAGGTGGCACGAAGCAGGTCTGTTTCGGCATTCCGCCGGAAAGTGGCTTTCAGCATCAGATTAAGCCCGTACTCCTCGTACAAAGCAATCCCCTCACGATACGGACGGGGACCGCTCAGATAAGCAATAATTTTTTCTTTCATACGATAAAATTTACAATGTACCATACAAAGAAAAAGCCCGGCAATTGCCGGGCAAAAGACAGGTCGAATAAAAACAGCTTTCAATAAGAAAGTCTGAGTGAACCTATTTTTTGAGAAATGTCTTGCAGCGCATGATTGAATCTGTCCAACTCCTCTTTCAGTTCCCCATGGATGTGGTGAACACTGTTAATACTATATTGCCGCATCTGATCAAAACTGCGCCACCTCGTAATACTTGAAGAAATAATACAATGCCACCTTATGCCATTTGGTCAGGTCCTTGTCTCCGGAAAGTATGGACGATACCGTACATTTGTCAATCCCGGTATAATTACTCAGGTGCTTGGCCTTCAGCCCTAATTTTTCCATACGTTTCCTGACCCATTCGACAGTAATGCCGTCAATATCCTTGCGGTCAAAATTAACAGCGGAAACTGTCAGTTTCCAGTCTTCCGGAATCTCACCTTTAAACATTTCCCGGACACGCTCGTGAAGTTCCTTTTTGGAAAGGAACTGTCCATTCACCAGATCCTTCTGCTCCGCACGGACAATCAGACGGCCTTCGGAGAAGGAAACAATTTCAATTACAATATGCGCCATACGTGCATACTGTCTGGCAAACTCATCAAGTCTCTTTTTAACCTCTGGAGAAAGAGGAAGTAAATCCAAATTTTTCATACTGCATCAATTTACGATTGATTATCGGAATATTTGTTTTTAATCTGTAAAAGGAAGGGCCGAAGCCCTTCCCGTCACAATTTGACAAGTCTTAAATGCGTCAGATCGAAAATCGCGATCTGCCTGTTTTCACGTCCGAAGCGCTTGGCTGCTTCCAGATCTGTGAAAATCCGGATGCTGTCGAAATAAAACTGTCCGTTTTCTTCATTCAGCCATCCGCCGACTTTCCTTTCGTGCTCTAAAGCATGGTTAAGAACTCTTCTCAGACCATCTTCCCCGAAACTGTCCTGAGTTTCAAGATAAGCGACTGAGATGCCTTTTGTGACCTTTTTTAAGGTTGTAAGGTCAACCGTGAACCCTTCCGGGTTCTGTCTTGCTATCTCCTGGATAGCCTTGAACAATTGTTCCATAATTAAAAGAACTTATGCGGACGTCACCCGCGTTTGTTATGACACTGCAAATATACGAAAAAGTTTGTTACTAGCAAACTTTTTCGTGTATTTGAATAATAAAAAAAAGCGGAACCGAAGCCCCGCTTTCCTGAAATAATGAAACCTCACTAAAATAAGAATATGACTTATGCCTGATAACGACTCTGCTCAATCCATGTACATGTACCGGAACCGGATTCAAAAGCCTGAAGGGTTATCTGGCTGCCCGGACTAGCGGTGAAGGTTTCTCCGCCACGCAGCAGGAACTGGCCGCCGTGAGCAATTGTCGGAGCCACGCCTGACGCTACACCCAGCAGGGTCATCACTGCACCATGCCGTCCGCCGGTCACTTTATTTATTTCCGCTTCACCACCCTGAAGCTGATATTGCCCTTCCGCCGTAAACGGGATGGTAGTGGCAGACGCGCTCACACTCGCCACCGGTTCTTCCGAAGGAACAGTACCCTTATAAATGGCGATGTCATCCCCTTTACTGATCTGGGTAAAAGTGAATTCAGAGGAGTTGGCATCCTTGTTACCGGTATAATTGACTCCCATCTGCATGGGATTGCAGGGGGAACCGAACAGATCCTTGTCCTGACCGTCACAGTAGCTCATTATCACGATACATTTCCGACCGAGCCAGTTGGTCTTGAACTCACGGACCGCCTGCTTGTTTCCCGGATGGTTCCCCTTGACCGTAGGGGTGAAACCAAGTGCGTCAGGATCTCCGTCTGTATTGCTTGTAACCTCCACGGTACCGGGAGTGAAATAGATGTCGGTAGAATAACATCCAGGCTTCAATTGTATGTTCTCGGTCATCAACACACCGGCCGAGTCACGTGCCGGGAACACCAGAATATCATCCACATCAATGATACTCATCATGTCGCGCGGGTTGATCCCTTTACCCGGATTACCTTCCGGGCGCTTCACTGCTCTTTTAACGTATGCCATAATTATAACAATTTAAAATGAATAACAGGGGCGGATTACTCCGCCCATAAATTTAACCACGTGCCACCTCATAGAATTTGCCACCTGCATAAGTCAGCATGATAAATTTGCCGGCGCTGAGCGTCATGGCATCAGTCAGGACAAAATTACCACTATTAGCGATAGTAGACGCATTCGTATTCCCGGCCCCGTGAATGGTATACACCTCACCTTCCACCGCATCTGTGAAATTCGTGATGGCCGTCGCTTTGGTATTGGTTCCCGTTACGAACACCGTGGCACCCGCCAAGGATGGAGTGGTTGCATCGTTGGCGAACTGTAATGCACCGGAAGCTGCCGTATCACGTCCGATTTCGATAAATTTCCCGTCAGAACGTTTCATCAGACGTATGGTGTCCCCTTTCTTCGGTATCCAGTCGGCACTGATCAAGCTGAACTTATCGGATTTGGTGATCTTTACCCCCTTGTCCTCGCTGCCACACTTGATGGTGACAATCTTACCCACTTCGGCGTTCTCAATATCCGTAATGGTGAACAGGCTGGTGTTGGCCACGGTCTGTACACTGGTATGCAGGGCTACGTTCGGGTTTTTGTCCTTCTCCCCGTCAATGAAGGAGGATGCAGGTCGGTCATACTCGTTACAGAAGATCATCTGGCGGCTGCCGTCCATATCCTCTTTTTTCGTATATTTGAAACCTACCGCACGCGCCCAGATGGATTCCTTCCACAAGGACCATACCTTAAGCGTCCAGTCCTGTTGTTCCAAGCTGAAATTTGTCATTTCACCGGCCACATGCTCGAAGCATTTGATATTGCCCTCCATCGTCCAGAAAATACGCTGGTGATTGTCTGCGTTCGGAATCGGAATCAGCTTCACAGCCGGATATTCCTTAACGTACATCATATTGGCCTTGTAATCCTGGTTCACACCATAGTGCAGCTCGTTGTACTTGTGATACCATACTACCATATAGCTGGGAAGATACAGGGCCAGCTGCCCGCTGTCACGGTACACGGCAGGAATCATTCCCGTACCCTGGAACAGTTTCTCACCGATATTGGCTTCCGTGATCTCACCCAGCACAAACGGCTTGATCTGGTAAACGGTCTTCCCGTTATTAATGTCAATGAAACCGTCAACCTTCTTTCTCAGCCATTCATACAGCCCGTCGGCCGCTTCCATGGCGCGTCCCGGCTTGTTAAGGTCAGGATCCTTGCGCACGCCATTGATACGGCGCAGCTCACGCTCGTTATGCAACTTCTTGGCTGTTTCCGCCAGAATGTATTCAATGAATGACCATTTGATCGCCTGTGATCCTTCCTTGTTGAGAGAGCCGATCCAGGTTTTTTCCAGCTGCTTCAGGTCACGGAACTTATGGGCGAACATGACACTGAACATACGCAATGTCTCGTTGTCGAACTCATATTCACCTTTGGTCACATTGTCGAAATCACTGGAGGTGTTGTCAGCCTGCGAGAACTCACCCAGCCAAATGTTGACCAGAGTGGCCAGATCCTGATATCCGCTCTCCACCGGGAAGATGCTCTCGATACTGGGGAGCTTGGTCAGGAATGACTGCAAACGGTCCTGCCAGCGGATGCGGTAGAACGCACCAAGGTCCTCCTTCAGACGACCGTAATCCACGGAACTTTCCGCACGGACCTGAATATTGATTCCCTGACTTGCGAGCAGAGCGGCACGGGCACGCATGTTATACGGACGATCCAGCGCGAACATCTCACCCTGCATACCTCCAAGCTGCTTGTCATCATCCAGGTTGAAGGCACCGGCACCCGTATTTTGTTTCAGACCGGCACCCGCACCATGGTCCGGCTCCGGCAATGCGCTCAGTACCGAAATCTTCTGCTTCAGCTCCGCTATTTCGGTATCTTTCCGGGTGATGGCCTGCGTCTTTTCCCCGTCTGTCTTTCTTATTGCATCCAACTGCTCCTGCAAGGAAGCCATTTCGGATACTTTCTGCGCCAGCAGACCACGAATCAGCGCCTCTCCCGAGTTCTCAACAGGACCGGCCTGCTGTTCCTCATCCTTAAAACCATTTTTCAACGCTTCCCCGAAAGGAGTTATGAACTTCTCATCGAAACCAAGTTCTTTCAGCTTGGCTACATCATCGGCATCGAGGATATCCTTGTCCTCAGCCTTCTTCCACTCTTTCAGCCCCAGCAATCCAAGGATTGCGCCGGCAAAGGTGGACATTTTAGAATACTTTCCCATAAAAATAAAAATTTAAAAGATTTGATTTGTCTTGTTGATGACGGACTGCGCCAGAATCCAGCGCGCAGCTCCCTCCAAAGTGTTATAACCGTCCGCCAGTCCTTCCCTGACCGCTTCATCACCCATAAAGGTCGCCCCGCGGAACACGGGGGAGTCCTTGTCATAAGCGATGGAAAGGTTCTCCGAAACGGTCCGGCAGAACATCATGTGCAGTTTTGACAGCTTTTCCTTATAAGGTTCCTCGTTATTGTTTTCCGCAATCTCCCGGTGTTCCCTGTTTTTCAAGTCGGCCGAATCCGGGTAAATCTCCCGATAATCGATTCCTTCTTTTTTCAAGGCCTCCTTGGCATTATAATAGGTACCCACAACACCGATACTACCCACCTCGCACATCAACGAGCCAAGAAAGCGCTTGTCTGCGGCTGATGCCAGCCAAAAATGTGCGGAAGCACAAGCTCCGGCAATGTAAGCGACTACGGGTTTGGGACATTCGGATATCATTTTTGACGCATTGTCCAGACCGGTAATCATTCCCCCCGGTCCATTTATCCACAAAATGATGCCTGCAATACGGTCATTAGCTGCCGCCTGTGCAATATATTCCTGAAGGCGGAACGTCTCCCAGGCATAGAGCGTCCCTTCCAGCACAATAACGGCAACCGAATCGGAAGGAAGACCGCTGTCTTCCAAATTCCACCGCCCCACAAAATTCAGATCCGATGCGTATGCGGTCACGGTATCTTTTTCAAAAAATGCCTCTACCTCCTTAAAATTGCCGGAATGTATTGAAGGAAGGATCAGTGAGACCAGATTGTAATAATCCTCTCTAGCCATGGCCCATTTTTCATTGAATATTAACTGAATACGATTCATCCGTTCTTTTTTCCTGCAAAATAAAGAACAGATCCATCCATGAACAAGGACACGGAGAAGCGGTCATCACACCCGGTCATGAAAAGACCGTTTTTCCACATAAAAACACCTCCAAAAAGGACATGGAAAGGACAAAAAGACACGCTACGTCACATAAAATTATCTGTGTTTATATTCCCGAACGGAGGTTTTACGGCGCATCTTCCGCCGCCAGCGCTGGTAATCTTTCAGAAGTGCTTCCACGCTCAGACTCTCAATGCAATACTTCCGGAGAAAGTACCAGGCCGAATTGATGTAGTCTATACCATAGACATGTTTGTTTTCATCAAACAGGTCATGAAGCTCCGCACGCATCATTGTGTTTATCTTCCTGGAAAGTATTTTGGCTCCTCTCTCGCCTATATAATTATAGGTAGCCAAAGGTTTGCCACCCGGAAGGTGTGCTTCTCGGCGCTCCGGCAATACAAGCTCCAGATTTCCGCTATCCACAGGGCATCCGGCAGGACGTTTCTGCAAAAGATCATAGACGAAATGGTACAAATCAAGATCTGAAGGCAGGCGGACTACCTTGCTGTCCGGGGTTCCATACTTGCCTATTAGATATTCGGCTAAATAATTTTCTATCGTTATCTTCGTGGTAATCATATACTTATGTGTTTATACAAAAGTAATGATTTAAATTGAGATAGTCAAAGAACAACCGGCTAAAGATGGACCGGCTTCCAAAAGAATCATGAAGGCCGTTGCAACACCCCTTGAAAAACAAAGGGGGGATTTTCGTGCAACCGTACGATCTGATGATTAATATTATTGTAATATATTGAATATCAATATATTGTACACTGCACAATTCGCGCACGATTTTCGTACGAAATGTAAAACCACGCACAAAAAGCCATAAAATACGTTTTTGGACAAATCGAACGGAATCGTGCAAAAATCGTGCAGACATAAATATTTATATATCAATATATTATAATCAAAAAAAACGCAGTTGCACGATTGCACGAAAATTTCTTCATTTTTTATAAGGGTATATTTCTTAAAAGTTAAAAAATAAAAAAAAGAATATATAGGTCGCCCGTTTTCGAACAGATCGCACGATTGTCCAAAATGTTTTTTCTGGGGAAAAAGGGGTATGAGGGGAAACAAAAAAGTCCGGAAAACCGGACTTTTAAACTATATGTCTTCAGGATAAAATGCCTGCGTTATGAATTCGTATTCCCGGGGGAGCGACCGCACGCCCACAATAACACACAAGCCTCTGGCAGCCATTTCATAGAGCCTCTGGTTGGTCACAGGGGAGTTCCTGAAGTTATACTGGGCGCACATCACGAAATAAGCCGTGGACAGGTCACAGGAATAAAGATCCTCCTGTATCAGCTTGGCCGCATCACTAGGTATCAGGGCAAAGCCCAGCCTGACCGCAAGCCTTGAAATCATCTGTCTGCGTGTCCGGACATCAGGACATACCGCCACAAAAATTTTATTCTCTTTTTTCAGCATATTGCTTCCTTTTTATTTGCATATCTCACTAAAAATCACTAACTTTACAACGATATAAATTGGGATATATCATACATTCCTATCCGAGTAGAAATGCCTGTAAGGGACCGCAGGCCGCCAGGCCGGACAACGCCGGATCTCACTCCTGTCATCAGAAAACTCCAGCAATGCGTCATTAATGCTCTTGTGGAACAGCTCCTCTATGATACACATTTCGGCCACATCCATGAATAGTTCCAAAGAGCGGGCTGTGCAGTGCTCGGATACAATGATGGATCCTCCCTCGGGAATCCGGAGCAATAACTCCGTCACCCGGTCATAAAACCTTTTGAAACGGCCCGGATCACGCCCGGCCAGAGGCATTACCTTTTCCAATATTTCCTGATAACTTCGTGCCATGTCAGTAGTCCAGTCTCAAATTTCCCGGAAGATCAGGATCCAAGGGATCTTCTCCCGGTTGTATGATCTCCTTGCCGGTACCGACCGTGAAATACTCCACTCCGCCGGACTTGTCATCCACGACAGGACGTCCGTCCTTATCGACCTGATAGGGGAGTCCGGTCTTGCTGTCATATTTCTGGGGGTTAAACACAAAACCTTTCCATTTGCAATACATGACGAATTTTTTCTTGAATGAGGCAGGGGTATTATATTTCCGCTGGGCCGGATCATACAAGCACAAGGCGTCGAACAGCTCCTTCTTCACCAGGCGGCAACCGATATGCTCCGGTGCAGAGAAATACTCGTCAGCCCAGGAAATGAAGGTTTCCCCGATCTCCTGCCGCAGTTTGCGCTCCTCAAGCCGTTCTCCAGGAGCTTGGACCACACCGAACGTCAGATACAGTTGGATACAGTTGGCCAGCAGGTTCCAGCACAGGTTCCACTGGTCAAAATCCCACTCGGTAAAGAACAACGCTCCGAAATCGTCAACCGGTTTGTGGCTTTCATTATAAAAATCGGAAAAGGCCAACAGCCACTGGCGATCCGTGAAAGAGGAGCCGGTTCCGCGGATGGCATGGTTCGTGGCAATATAGATTTTGGGAGACTGCGAGAACGACAGCGTGATACGCCGCCCTCCCTTATAGTTAACACTCCAATCCCCGGTAATGTTCGGAAACAGAAACTCGAAGTTGAAGTTCTGAAGCACATCATCAATAAACACCAGCTTGGTTTTCTCCATCACGTCATTCCATACAAACTGGTCTTTGAAGATGTCGGAGTTCTTTCCAGGAATATAGGCTATAGGCATGACGTTCCTCATGAGTTCCCCTATAAGGGACTTTCCGGAACGCCCGTTTGACTCGCCGACCTCCGACTGCTTTCCATCCATACCGATCACCGCACGCGCCACATTGGAATCCTTCGCTTCCATCAGCATGTACCCGATGGCGCACAGTTTGGAAAGCAGATGGATGTGGTTCTCGTTCTCCTCCTCGGGAGTCACCTCACCGCTTTTCTTCCTCCATGTGAAATTGCTGGCATTGATCAGGAATTGCAGATAATGGCAGCGGTGTCCGTCTTCGGTCAGCTCATAGGAATACGTATCAGCGTCCTTCCTGAAGGTGACAAGCTGTTTTCCCAGATATTTGGCCGGATAGTCACGTCTCTGCTCCTCCCAGATATGATGTGAGATATTTTCATAGCCCATTTCCTTTACGCTGTCACGGGTGACCAGCCAGCACGATTTATCGAAATAGAAATACTGGCCGTCCCGGGAAGGCTTAATGAAATCGGGCTGTATGTACTCCAGCAGTGATAGCTTGTCCGGTCCCACATACTGCGACACCCCCTTGATCAGCATCTCGTTCACTCCCACGCAGCAATTATGCTTGGCGAACTGGAACAGGTAGTCCCGGACGTCGCTCGCCTCCAAGGACCTAACCAAAGGAGGTTCCAGATGGATGAACAAGAAACTCTTGTCCTGTCTTCTCAGGCGCCCAAAACCACGGTTCTGTAAAAAGTTCTGGGAATTCACGTAACAAAACTCATAATCCGATCTTTCGTTATCTTTCCCCTCATTCCTCTTGACCACACGCCAGAACTGCTCGTCCGCGTCAAAGGGCTGAGCCGATACGACCTTGCCATCCTCATCGAATTTCCAGCGATAACGGTTGAAAAGGAATTCCGGAAGATTCTTCAGCAGATCCTTGTGGCGCTCAGCAAACGCCTCATGGGAGTGAAGACACCAAAGCTCCATCAGCCTGTGGTCAGTGAAACCGGTAATTTTAAACATCTCTACATACTGGCCGGAACCCTTCTTATCATTACAGGCATAATCAAAATCCGCGGCCAGCTCGTCCTCTTTTCCCAAAAGAGTATTGGCCAGCAGGTCATCAAGCCCCTTGTCCCCTGCATCATTTTTGCGGATATGCCCTACAAATATCTCCAGATAGATGTCACGGTTCTTCAGACTACGCATATACTCCTTGAAATTCCTAGCAGCGGAATAAAAGTTCCTGGGACGTTTCTCAACCGGATCGTTTATCTTGATATTACTTGAGATATCATCCCAGTCCGAATCAAAAACAAATGCCACCTCCCTGACCTGGCAACCGGTGACAATCCTGACAAAATCCTCCGGTAGCGAGCCATTATTTCCCAGATTCTGTATCCCTGACACGGCAATGGACGGGATGCCATGCTTGCACGCCTTCTCCGCTTTCTTCTCGCCCTCCTGGATATACAGGCGGTCTATCCTCGTACCGCTCTTGAAGGCGGTGCGTATCTTTTCCGGAATATATATAGGAGTACCGGACCCCCGCGGCGATTTGTATTTGAAAGGCTTCCCATCCTTGTCCAAATGCATTTCCGGGAACTGCCAACGAATGCGATAGTATTCCTTCATCTCCCCGGCCGCCCTGCGCTTGTTATCCTTTTGGACATAACGGACAGGAAGACCGTCCAGATCATAATATTCTATGATGACATCATCCCCCTTGGCCGTCAGCATTCCCCGCTCATCAATCGTTCCCGGTTTGAAAGTACGGCACTGGAACACGGATTTCGTATCATCGGTCTTGTACACACTGGCGGTCACATCCTCGAAAGTCAGTCCCGAGGCGGCCAGCATTCGGGCGCAATAAGAACCCGTATCCAGCCCTTTGGCAGCCTTGCTTCCCTTCTTCATCTTCTGGACCGGTTTCCCAGCCGGTTTGTCCGGATGGGGGTCCAGCAGCACACAGAACTTCTTGGCAAGGTATTCCAACGCATCTGTATAACCGTATCCTTCGATATTCATCAGATACGACACGGCACCCTCTCCGCCAATCTGGCAGGAGAAGCACTTGAACAGATTCTTGCCGGGGCTGACCGTGAATTTCTTCGCGCTTCTGCACTTGGGGCATTCGCAAACATAATCCTTGCCGGATTTTCTCAGTTCCCGGAAATCCTGCACAACGTCAAGCAACCTGCCGTCCGACGCTGATTTTATCCTTGATATTTCGTTTTCATTAAAATACATAACAAATAATTATATAAATAAGCCGCAACTTCATAAGACAACACAAAATTACCGGATTGCAGCAACCCGGAATGGACCGGAAATGATGATGTTCCCGGAACACTTTGCACCTTTCAATTCATTGACATCTTGTCCCGATTCACTGTTTTAGTCCTTTCGTACTCCAGCAGAGCGGACGTCACCGCCTTCCGAAAGTTCTCATTCACAGCTATTGCACCATAAAGCAGCCTATGTAGTCTTGCCCCCTTACAACTGGAAACATGTCCGGCAAATATCTCATAACCCTCCCCAGTATCCTCTTCTGACATTATTGTACAGGAAACATGTAAACCGGTCTCCTTACTTTGTTCCAGTATAAAGGAGAGAAAAGCCTTTATTTCAGTTTGTTTATTCTTGGAATTCATAATCTTATATTTACTCATAATTTTCTTATTTTAAAATTTCATCAATAGATGATAAAACACTCTCCAGTCTTTCCAACTGCTC